ATTCTATGAATCTTCAGGGGTTGGTTTCCGAAGGGAAATATCCTATGCTGATTGATGCTGTCAAAGATAGGTTGCAAGGGAAAGTGTGGATTATTGAAAATGTTGTGGGCGCACCTATCCCACAAAGCCCGACACTCTTTGGTGAATTTGGGCTAATGCTCTGTGGGACTATGCTGGGTTTGGATAGAGTATGGAGACACCGATTATTTCTAAGCCCCTTTGCTATTCCAAGACCCGCAAAGGACTGTAACCATAGCCAATGGCCGTTGAATCCCTACAAAGCTCCATCAAGAAAGCGTGATGGGATAGAAAAGGGTGCTATGAAACACTATGGCGTTGCTATGGGGATTGAGTGGATGTCGGGGGGAGAAATTAGTGAAGCCATCCCCCCAGCCTACACCGAATACATAGGGAAGTATCTTATGAAGGCTATAATGGAGCTAAATATTGAGTAAATCCCCCCTTAAAAGCTATAGGGAACGCTGGTGGTAGATTACACTCCCCGGACTCTTAGATACGACAGGGCGGGGGTGGAATGGATAATACTCTATGCTCAAGATTTAAGAGAAGGGCGCTGGCCCGGGGGGCTGCCTTCCGATTACCTCGACACACCTATTTCAAGTGGTATCAGTAACCGCGCTCCATTCGAGAATCCTTGCCTAGTTATTGCTGAATTGGAGATAAGAGTCAAGCACTGTGGATTGGATGGTTTTCTGGTCGAGCAGAAGATAAACGGCAAAACAGAAGAAGAGATCGCTAAAGAACGCTGTATGGATTTAGACTATGTGCGCCGCCGGATAAATAAAGTCCTCTGGTACTGTGCTTCAGGAAGTAAACCCAGGTGGATAGAAACTCAGAAGCGGGGAGGTCTAAGCTATGAGGAGTGGAAGGCAACCAGGCGGTATCGTAAAGTAATTGGAAGTTTGGTACATAAACCCTTGACAAAACAGATAGAGAGGGTTAAACTATAATGTTAGAGTCCATTATTGCGTCTATACCCATTAAGCGGTGTAGGCGTTTTTTAATGCCTTTTAATTTTCTCCTTTAGTCTGTCGGGGTTAGGGCACGGTACTATATTTTTAGTTAGCCGATGAAACCTTGTGTAACGCCCTAGCCCCGACTTATTAGCGGCGGAGAATCGGTATTCAAACTGGTCTCATAAGCCAGTCTCTGTTAGTTCGACTCTAACCCCCGCTACCAGTAAATCACAGTCCGCTTTAATCGGCGGGTTTTTCTTTAAGGAAAATTATGTCAGAGCTTTCAACTGCAAAACAGACGAATAAGAGTGGGAATAGGCGGGGGCTAAACCCTCTAAGCCTAGCCAACCTTCAGAAGGGGAGAAAGTTCAAGAAGGGCGAATCGGGGAATCCGAAAGGCCGGACTCCGAAAGCCGCCTGTATCACATCACTCATAAGGGATATGCTCGACCAGCCTGTAAAGGAAGGCGAGAAGCTAACCTGGCGGGAATCAATAGCAAGGGCAATTCTTTCGGGAGCTTCAACTGGAAACCCCGCACTGGTTAAGGAACTTCTTGAGCGCTTAGAAGGCAGAGTAACCCAACCGATAGAAGGGGGAATCGAGATAACCGATGCCCGAAGTCTTAGCGAAGAAGAACTCGACCAACTCATCCAAGCCGAGCTTTCTCGAATTACTAGAGATAAAGAAAAGCCGCATAAAAGCTCGAAATAATCTTCTACCCTTCTGCCAATATACCGACCCTAACTACCTACCTGCTGAACACCTTAAACGCCTTGCGGATAAACTTGAGGCGGTAGAACGGGGCGAGATAACACGGCTAATCGTAGTCATGCCCCCCCAGCATGGCAAGTCTGAAATGATAAGCCGTAGATTCCCCTGCTGGTATCTTGGCCGACATCCTTTAGATCATATCGCCCAAGCCGGTTATGCAGAGGGGATGGCCCTGTTCCATTCACGCAAGGCCAGAGACGTATTCGTTGGTTCGGAGATGCGAGCCTTATTCCCCGGGGTACATCATCGCCCTGAGCGCCCCGGTCAAGAAGTCATAATACCAGAGCGTCAAGCGGCTCACGAATGGGGCACTAAACAGGGGGGATCGTACTATGCGGTGGGTGTGGGTGGGGGGCTGACAGGACGCGGCTTTAACATCGGTATCATTGACGACCCGGTAAAGGACGCCGCCGAAGCCTCAAGTAAGACCTACCGTGATAATGTCTGGGACTGGTACACGACGGTTTTCCATACACGCCAACGCCCGGGTGCGGCCATCATAATAGTTATGACCCGGTGGCACCATGACGACCTAGTGGGCAGGCTCATAAAGCAGCAGGAAGAAAACCCCGACTCTGATAGATGGGAAGTCCTGCACCTTAAAGCAATCGATGACGGCAAGGCTCTATGGCCCGAACGCTATCCTCTTGAAACCCTGGAGAAGTTTAAGTCCAGTATCGGGTCCCGCTCCTTTGAGTCGCTATATCAGGGAGAGCCTTCAATAGCGGTAGGCGAGATATTCAAGCGGGAATGGTGGCAGTACTTCGATGAACCCCCCGCCTTTGAGCGCATCATCCATAGCTGGGATACCGCCTTCAAGAAAAAACAGACTAACGACTTCTCGGTATGTACGGTCTGGGGTGAAGCAAGGAACGGCTACTACCTCTTGAATGTATGGCGCAACCGGGTAGAGTTCCCGGAGCTTAAAGCGGTGGCAGTGGCGATGTTCGAGAAGGATAAGCCCTCCGCTTGCCTGGTCGAGGATATGGCATCCGGCCAGTCGCTTATTCAAGAGCTTCAAAGAGACACTCGATTACCCGTCCTGCCCGTAAAGGTTGACAGCGATAAAGTAACCAGGGCTTCGTCTATTACCCCGATGATAGAAGCTAAAAAGGTTTTCCTTCCCCGCAATGCCCCCTGGCTCTATGACTACTTGGAGGAACTATCGAGCTTCCCTAACGGGGCTTTCGATGACCAGGTAGACTCGACTACTCAGGCTCTTAACTGGATGCGGGGTGGGGCTCGAGAAGAATCAGTTAGGGTGGTCTATGACTCTATGCAGTTGGTGCAAGGGTTAGCGGAACTATAAGGAGCAGTAACCTATGGAAGTTATCATCAAGGAAATCAACTACGGAAGAAAGGACACCTATACCCTCTACCCCTTCTTCGACCCGCATCTAGGGGCGGTTGAGAGTGCTGAAGATGCGCTGTCTGCTAAAGTAGTTGAGTGTGCTAATCTTGGTAGGTTAGGCTTGGCTCTGGGCGGCGGTGATTGGCACGACTCCATAACCCATACCGATAAACGATTTGGAATGAACGGGCTTGCCCCCTGGGTGGAGAAGTCGAATATAGTCTACTCTCAATCAAAACGGGCGAAAGAAATCTTTAGCCCTATCACCCAACAGAGACAATGGCTCGGTATAGGAACGGGCAACCACGAAGAACAGATACACTTCTTCCACGACAACGATATAATCCGTAATTTATGCACAGAGATAAACGTTCCCTATGCAGGCTACCAGACATTCTATATCCTTAAATTCAGACGGGCAGGCAAGATAACACATACCGTCAAGATACATTCCTGGCACGGAGCTGGGGCAGCACAGACAGAAGGGGCTAGGCTCGGCAGGTTAATGCGCCTTGTAAACGACATCGAAGCTGATATTTACCTTATGGGACATCTCCACACTATCACCACCTACACGCCGGATAGATTAGTAGAACGGGCGGGCAGGGTTAAGAGCGTCAGATTAGCCGCTGCGATATGCGGCTCATGGCTCAAGACATACGCCCAGCCTAACAGGGGAGAGATAAAAGACCCCACCTACGGAGAGATGAAAGGCTATAAACCCTCACGAATAGGTTGCCCCTTAATCCGTATCACCCCCGACAACTACAACGACCCAAAGAGAGACCAGTTCGAGATTATAAGCTGATGCTGACTGATGAGCAACTAGAACGCATAGCAGACGAAGCTAATAAGGCAATCAATAAGAAGTTCCCTATGCTTACCCACGCAGTAGAAAAGACTCACCTCCCCTATATCATTGAGGCATATCATAAGGTGGTTAAGTGCGATTCGACTCACACCATAAAGTAATACCCAGCACACTAGACAAGGTAACTGCGCCGATATTTATTCTATTCCTTGAGTCTGAAATCCAGCGCCATCAAGAAGACGTTGACCAGACAATAGCACTGATAGAGAAGATTAAGAAAGAGATAATAGACGCTTGAAAGTAATGGTCTATATTGCCGCCCCTTATTCCAGTAATCCAGATAAGAATGTTAAGAAGGCGTTAGAAGCCGCCGATATACTTTATGAGCGTGGCTATATCCCCTTCATTCCGCACCTGTACCATCACTGGCACGGCATATCCCCTAAACCCTATGAGGACTGGATGGAGATGGGCGCGGCCTTCCTAGAGCGCTGTGATGCGGTGTTAAGACTACCAGGTGAGAGTCCTGGTGCTGATAAAGAAGTAAAGATGGCTCAGGAGCTTGGTATGCCCGTCTATTTTGGACTGGATGAAGTTCCTCTTGTGGTGGAGTCTTCTGATGGTTAGATACGAATGCAACAACCCCCACTGTCTTTCTGTCAAAGCGGGGAGAGATGAAGTCATAGGAGTCAAGGGCAAGTTCGACCACCCGGATTTAGGACGACAAGACGGAGTGGTATGCCCTTATTGTGGCAAGCCCGTAATGATAAAAGATGATAAGATACCCGCCTAGTTTGAAGCAAAAAAGAGTATGGAGCTGACCGATGGCGATAAGTGAAGCAGAAGCCAAAAAGTTAATGCAGCCCTTAGCTGACATAATCCGTGAAGCTACTACAACGGTTGAGCAACAGTTAGCCCTTGAGGATGTCGGCTGGGTGAATCTCAGTGGGGGCGGGGGCTGGGTTATTCCCGATAAAGACCGCGAGGCTTACCTAAAGAAGTCAAGGGTCTTTTATATGAAGGACCCGTTGGCGCGTCAGGCTATAAGAATCTGGACTGACTATGCTTTCGGAGAAGGCCTAACCTTCAAAGCAACGGAAGATGCAACTCAGGAAATCCTAGAGGGCTTCTGGAATGCAGCCGAGAATAAAGCCATACTCTCTCCAAGAGGCCAGCGCAAGCTCTCCGATAAGCTGCTGGTGGATGGCGAGGTGTTCCTGGCTGTCTTCCTCGGTCCTAAACAATCGAAAATACGCAGCATTGACCCCCTTGAGATAACCGAGATAGTAACCAATCCCGAAGATGTCGAAGATGTCAAGTTCTATAAGCGTAGCTGGACTAAGGGAATGAAGCCCGAAGTCAGTATCTACCGGAGCATCACCAATAAGAAGGGCGAGGCGTGTTTTGACAATATGAATACGTCTGTCAAACAAAATGCGGAAGCTCTGGTAGCCCACCTTACCTATAACACCATATCACAGCGTGGCAATCCGTTACTCTTACCTGCCCTCGACTGGATAGACTACTACAGGCGCTTCTTAGCGTCCAGGATAGCTATTATGCTGGCTCTGGCTAAGTTCGCCTGGGATGCTAAGGTCAAGGGCGGCCAAGCGGCTGTTGATGCGTTTAAGGCCAAGCTGCAAGGACAATCTCCGGCAGCTGGTTCAACGGCAGTCCACAATGAAGGCACCGACCTGACCCCGATTAAGACCGATACCGGAGCAGCCGGCGCGTATCAAGACGGTAGGATGATTAAACTCCAGGTAGCCGCCGCCGTTGGCATCCCTGAGCAGTACTTCGGGGATATATCAATAGGCAATCTCGCCACCGCTAAGACAGTCGAACTCCCGATGGTTAAGCAGTTCCAGTCATATCAAGAGACATGGAAGGGGTTTTTCCAGGAGATAGACGAAACAGTCCTGGCTCATAATAACATCTCCCCCGATAAGTGGTATGTAGATAGAGACTTCCCGCCCATAGCAGAAGACGGGGCGGCTGCAATGGCTCAGGCGCTCAGTCAGATTCTAGCTGTAATGCCCGAACTGTCCTCAACCGATGCGGTTATGCAGGCGGCTCTTATGGCTCTGGGAATCAATGACACTCAGGAAGTCATAGACCAGCTCGGGAAGGAAGCCCCGGCAAGTGAGTCGGCTAAGCTGATTAGGGCGGTTAAAGACTTAAAAGAGATAATAGGCAAGGCTACAATAAAATAAGGAGCAAGCCGATGCCGAAAAAGTATAAGCGCCAATTCTATGAGAAGACGTGCCCAGCCTGCAAGGGGCTCACCTACATCGAACACGAACACGGTTTGATACGGCTCAGGTGTGAACGCTGTAAGGGCACAGGTAAGGTCAGAAAGGAACGGCGGGTATTCCCGCCCGAAAAGGAGTCAAAGAATGAAAGTCAAACTGTATAGTAACCCAAAGGGAACAGGGTGGTTGGGGTGGTTGGAAACTTGTAAAGGTAAAATTCTGGGATTTATTCGTCTTGATGGTTCAGTAGTTTTGGACTGGTAAATGACACTAGCAAATGAACTAGACCTACTACTCCAAGAGGCTCAAGATAAACTACCCTGTAATCCCCTATCGACCAAGAACCTAAAACTGGCTGACGACTTCGAGAAGGATATGCGGGGCTACTTCAAGGCTCTGTCCGATGGTTTCCCTTATAAGGCACTTAACCGATTATATAACAAATATGCCGAATTTACTGAGGTAATGACCCCTGCTGATTGGAAAGCTGAATACAAGAAGGGGATTCCTCATTGGGCAAAAGACCTTGAACCATCTCAGTTCGCAGAAGAATTTGTAGACTTAATGAAAGCCCATAAGATAAAAAGTGTTCTTGAAGTAGGTTGCGGGAACGGACGCGATTCGATTCTCTTTGCTAAGTCTGGGTTGGATGTTACTTCAATAGATATAGTTCCGAAGGCAATTGAGTTAGCTACAAACAATGCCAAAAAATTGAAGGCGGAGATAACCTTCAAAGTTGCCAGCGTTGAAAAATTACCCTTTGAGGATGCAGGTTTTGGGGCAGTCTTTACTTTGTCGGTGTTACATTCGACTAATCTAAAAAAGTCATTGCCTGAAGTTTACCGTGTTCTCACAGATGGCGGAGTAGCATTTATTTATATCTATGGAGATACGCAGTTTAAGAACGGGAAAAAGACAGAGGATACCGTAGCTTGGAAAGATTACCTTAAGCAATTGAAGACACTAGGATTTAAGGTATTAGACTCATATATAAATAATGAAAAGGAATATGACAAGTTTGGTGAAAAACACCACATCTTCGTAGTGTTGTTAGAAAAGGTGGGGGAATGAGTTGCACTTGGGTGAAAGTGGGTGGGCGTTATATATGTATGGCAAGGGAGTGCCCTCATTGGTTAGAGGGCGGTGGATGCAAACTCAAAAAGGTATCTCTGTCCTGTGACAATGAGGATTGCAGGTGGAATGTAAAAATCGCTGATAGAAGTCCCGCTAATGCTTGCTCCTGTATGGATGTTCACCTAGATGCAGATGGCAAATGTCTCGGGGGTCAAGATAAATGACTACGATTAAAGAGGCACTAGGTACAGAGACAGACGATATACTGGCGCCGTTCCTAAGAGTCATTACCCAGAGCTACTTTACCAGGCTGAACGGGCATCTGGCGATGATTTACATGGTCGGCTCGGCTCAGATGATGCAATGGGCAGGTGTGCCTTATGAAGGGCCGCCGATGGCAGCCGCTATCAAGTACGCCTCAGAGCGTGCAGGCTGGCTCATTAAGAATATGAACCAGGAGACTATATCGAGGCTGAAGACAGTTATCTCAGACGGCATACTCAATAAGAGGGGCGTGCCGGGGATAACCTCAGACCTACGCCACACCTTTACCGATATGTCAAAGGGAAGGGCACAGACCATCGCCCGCACCGAAACCAATGACGCCCTATCTCAAGCCTTCCTGGACCGCGCTGAGGAAATGAATATAGAGGGCAAAGAGTGGGTAGCAAGCGACCCTTGTCCTATCTGTGCTGGCAATGAAGGGGATGGCGTGATACCGATAGACGATTCCTTTAGTAGCGGGCATGATAGACCACCTGCCCATCCTAACTGTTTGCTACCGGATGTTAGAATAGAAGCGCCCCTTACTATCGCGGGCAGTCGGGCTTTCTATAACGGGAAGGCAATTGAAATTGCCACTGAGAGAGGGCACAAGCTCACCATTACCCCTAATCACATGATACTCACTCCGCGCGGTTTTATGAGAGCTAAGTCGTTGCATGAGGGCGACCACATAATTAGTTGCCTCGATAGCCAAAGGATAGCGTCTAGCATCGACCCAAATTATGACTACAGTCCAGCCTTGATTGAGGATATATGGAAATCGCTTGTGGTGCAGAAGGGCATGGTGCTTGCTCATATGAAAACCGCCGCCAAAGATTTCTATGGCGATGCGGGGGGATTCGATGGCAATATCGACATTATAAGCCCCGATAGCTTTCTGGTGAGTGATATTGTAAATACCTTTGGCTTCCAACATATCGGTAAATACTACTTCTATTGCAGAAATGTTGAGCCCTTTGATTTCTCTGGTCTTGGCTCTTTGCCCCCGCTCGGCTATAGGGACACAGCGACCCCTTACGGCTTCATGGGCGTTATGAGTCAAGGCAGAGCGTTCGGCGGGGGAGAGCCTGTTCATTCTGATAATGTTGGCTTGGCTACCATTCCGAGGGGTGATGCCCGCTTTGAGCAAACGCCTTCGGACTGTGCGCCGACATATACCAAACTCGCAAGACAATTTCAATTCCGATTCTCCAGCCTGATAGCGCCTGATAAGCTGGTCAAGGTTAGGGATTTCAATTATTCTGGCCACGTCTACGACCTCCAGTCTTTAGAACAATTATACATCGGCAATAACATCGTAGTCAAGAATTGTAGGTGCGCCCTAGCCCCTGCGAGGTTGAGCAGGTAGGAATAAATAGATAGATTAAGAATCTGCCGCGGGTTTTCTGCAAATAACCCGCGGTTTTTTATTGGAGATGACTATGCCCTACACAATCGACAATCCCCCCGATGCTATTAAGGGACTCCCCAAACACGCTCAAGAGATATTCATAGCTGCCTACAATTCAGCATTCAAGCAATACAACGGAGACGAGGCTAAGGCTAACGCTACTGCCTGGGCTGCTGTCAAAACAAAATACGAGAAGGTGGGGGATGAGTGGGTGGCTAAAGAAACTAAGGAGGCGACTATGGTTGTTAAGACTAAGGTTAAGGAAGCTGATATGAGTGCTGAGGATAAACGGCGGGCACTTGAGGCGGCTATTGTTGGTCAAATGGGCCATTCGGATGACGACCATATTTATGTAGAGGATATTTGGGATGCCGAATTTGTCTATCGTGTCAATCAGCAATCCTACAAGGCAAGCTACACGATGGGTGAAGGGGGCAAGATAGAGTTCGGTGCTCCAGAAAAGGTATCCCGCAAGACTACCTATGAGCCTATGGAAGCTCTGAGAGATAAATACAATGAGATAGTCCAAGAGGCAGGAAGGCGTAATGCCGTAGCCGACTCTAAACGTCTAAAGACAATACTCCAACTCTGCCAGGAACTCTTATCATCTGAGGGTGAAGTCGATGCCGACAAGATAGAGAAGGCAACAAAGGAAGCCGATAAGACCCTGGCGTGGCTTCAGGAGCAGGCGGTTACAAAGACAGAAGACGGCGTTCAATTCCCCGCCGCCGCCTTTGCCTATGTGCCCGATGCCGAGAAGCCCTCAACCTGGAAACTGAGATTATGGGAAGACCCTGAAAAGAAAGTCACCCGGGCTCAACTCGGAAGGGCTGCTGCGGCTCTAAGCCCCGGCGGTTTCAGAGGACAAAAGGTAGCTATCCCTACTGAAGACCTGCCTACCGTTAAACGAAAAATAAGGGGCGAATATCGAAAGCTAGATGTCGAGGAGGACGATATGCCGAAATGGGTTAAAGAAGCTGCCACCAGGGAGATGGTTAATTCCTTTGTGCCCCTGACCGAAGCCATTATGGACTCGAAGGGGAAGGCGAAGGTAATCATAATTCAACCTGGTTTCAATGCTACAAAAGACCGATATTACCCCAAAGAAATGCTGCAACGGGACTACAAGGTATTTGAAGGCGTCAAGATGTATGCCGACCACCCTACACCCACTGAGGATAGGGAGCTGCCCGAAAGGTCGATTAGGGCGTGGGTCGCAACATTAAGTAACGTCCAGGTAGACGAAAGCGGAGTCGTAACCGGAGTCGCTGAAATCATCGAACCCTGGCTTAAAGAGAAGCTCGGCTTATTGCAGGAGAAAGGGTTGCTCAATAACATGGGCATCTCTATCAACGCAGTAGGCTCGGCCACTAAGTCTAAGGTTGATGGTGTCGAGACTACCGTAATCGAGAAGTTAATAGCTGCCCGTAGTGTAGATTTCGTTACCGAACCTGGTGCCGGTGGAGTCGTTACCTTCTATGAGGCTGACCGTCAACACGATATAGACCTCATAGGAATTACGGCCCTGCGTGAACGCCGCCCTGACTTGGTTAAGACTATCGAGACTGAGGCAACGGCGGAAATTCAGAAGGAGGTAAAACACAAGATGGAGATGGAAGAGACAATCAAGGAAAACGAAAAAACCATCAACGACCTGACCGAAGAGAATAAGACTCTCAAGGAAGCTGCTGAGAAGGCTGAGAATGAGAAGGCTATAGCTGAAACCAAAGCCACTGTCGATGAGGCTGTTGGTAAGGCCGACCTGCCTGACCCTGCTAAGAAGCGTGTCCTGGCCCAGTTCAAGGAATCAAAGACTGCGGACGGGCTGGAAGATGCAATCAAGGCGGAGCAGGCTTATGTGGCCGAGCTTTCAGAGGCCGGTAAAGTCACGGGTATGGGGAAAACCGACCCCCCTGAAGGCGAGAAGGACAAAGCGGCTCTACGTGAGTCCTTTAAGCGTGACCATCCTGAATGGTCAGACAAGCAACTCGATGCGGCTGTTAATGGCCGATAGGGAGAATAATTATGGTTGGTGAACCCGCCCAAGAAACCGAAGTAGCTGCAAACTATTACTGGGACTGGGACCGAAATCATAGCGGTCAAAGTTCACTGGATGGGCGTGCCCTGGATTTGGTTCTGGTGGGCGCTTTGGGGACAGTCATAATTAGGAACACAAAAATAAACTAGGAGGAAAATACAATGCCAAGCACAGGAATTGGAGTATATGGAGGGAGTGCAGTCCTCACCGAAAACGATGAGATTAGCTCCACTTATGAGGGGCGACATATCACCGTTAATGAGACTGACATAACCGGAAAAGAAGATACCTATATCGTAAAGGGGCACCCTTGTGTAGTCGGTGAGCACATTGTTGGTGTGGCTTTTAATACGGGGACTGTTGCCGATGAACTCATATCTATAGACACTGAGGGCATATGGGCGCTAAAAGTCTATGCTACCGATGAACTCGGTAACGTTGCTGTAGTAGCTGGTGACGAGCTTTATATTGATAGGACTACCGCTCTCATCAGCAAGAACAACAACAAGAACACCCATACTCTATTTGGGTATGCGCTCGGTAACGTTCCCGCTGGTGCTACCCCGTATGTCATCGCGGTCAAGGTTCACTGGATGCACGACGATAGCGAGGAATTGGTCGGCGTAACTGGGGTTCCGTTCGAAAGTACCCGTGCCGGTATCAGCTTCAGAGAATACTACTATGAAGCACAGGGCGGCGGGATAGTTGAAGCCCAACATACAGAGTTGTCCATAACTACTGTCTTTGCGGTCACGGCCTGCGTCAACTATAACAAACTCACTATAGCAGCGACGGGAAACTGGATACATGGTCGGGCATCTGTCATAGAGGCTAGACTAGAAATCACGGCTGGAGATGTGAGACAAGATACAATGGCCGTTATGTGCCTAGACTTTTCAAATGCTTGCACAGACGGAATCAACAACTATCTGTGTGCCTATATACAATGCAGGGAGAGATCAGTTCTAGCGGGCGGGAGCCAGCAAATGAACAACCTCTTTAACTTCTCCGACATTACCCCAGCCGCCGTCGGCATACACGATCTCTTCTCTACCAGCGCAGATTGTGTTGCTACCCATAAGCTGAAGTTTGTTGCGAGTGGCACCTACTACTGGATACTTTGCACAACCACAGCACCAGCTTAGTAAAAATTAAATAAAAAAGGAGTAATAAGACAATGCGTAAACTAAATATGGCTGATTACACGGTGAAACTGAAGGCTCCTGACCAGATGAACCCTGGGCGAATGATAGAAGGTGAATATCCCTATCGTGTCAAGGATTCAATCTTGAATCTGCTGTTTCATCCAGACTTGCAACTGACTGGTGCTGAACTGGTTAAGCAGAACGTGCTGGCTATGAAGCTAGAGTTATGCAAGGAAGATGAAATCCTACTCGAAGATGAAGAATGGGGCAGGATTAAAAGAGCGATAGATACCTTCAAGGGGTTTAGCCGTAATGAAGTGGAGTTAGTCACACGCATTAACGAAGCGGCGGTTGTGGAAGTGGAACCGAAAAAATAAGCTAACACGAAGGGCGACTTAGCTTAACCCGCTCCGGCGGGTTTTTTGTTACCCGAAAATAAATAACAAGGAGGAAGGCAATGCAAGAATTGCTTTTAGCTGAAACTATAAAAGATGCCAGGGGCTTCTTTTCAAATAGGGAGCTAGGGCGACACTTTACCGATGCCCAGATTAAAGAGACTTATGATCTGCTCGGTAACGTTGAACGCCTACCCCGACACCGCCACGAATTTCTGGTAAAGGAAGCTATGACGACCTCAGACTTCCCTTATCTGTTTGGCGATGTACTTGGGCGAGAAATGCTGGGTGCCTATAAGGGCACGGTAGCCAACTGGCCGAAATATACCAAGATGTCAACGGTCAAGGATTTTAGGGACAACTACCGATTTCGTATGACCGATGGCGACCAGGTGCTGGCCAAAGTAGCGGAGAAGGGCGAATACCTTGCCTCCAGCCGCTCAACCACGAAGTACACTCTGGCGGTTGAGAAGTATGGCCGACAGTTCGATATTTCCTACGAAGCCATAATCAATGACGACCTGGGAGCTATCAAGGACACCCCACAGAGGATGGCACTGGCCGCAGACCGCACGGAGCAGAGGGTTGTTATAGCCCTTTATGCGGGCGACCTCGGAACTCACGCTGCCTCTAACCTGTATGAGAATGGCGTCAATGCAAGCAATGCCCTATTGAGTATCGCTAATCTTGAGGCTGCGCTAGAGAATCAGGCGGCTCTCACCGATGCCAACACTGAGCCTATTATGAATCGGGCAAAGTATCTGGTCGTGCCCCCGTCTCTTGAGATGACTGCACGCCAGATATTAACTTCTACTACTAAGATGTGGGTTGAATATGGCACAAGGGCTGGTACTGCTCCTATAGCTACCCCTTATCCTACTACCAACGTAGTCTCCCAGATGGGCTTAGAGCTTATCGTAGAGCCTTACCTACCCATCCTGAATACTACCGATGCTAATACTCAGTGGTATCTATTCAGCGACCCCAGAGAGCTTGCGGTGCTCGAAGCAGCTCGAATGTCTGGCCACGAAAACCCCGAAATCTGTATGAAGGCCAGCGACAAGGTAGCGGTTGGCGGCGGTTCCCTGATGTCCCCGTTCAGTGGCGACTTTGCTACTGACAACATCTTCTACCGCATACGCTTAATCTTCGGCGGCTGCAAGGAAGACTGGCGCGGCACTTATGCCGGCGGGCTTCCTGTCGCTGTAGCAGCCCTTTAATCTAACGGCCATTCGCTGACCGGGGGAGTGGGTTTGATGCTCCTTTCCCCTCCCCTGGTCGGCTTTGGTACTAAGGAGTCAACTATGAGTAATCCTGTAATAGACTTTCCCTGGCCTGGCTCTCACGTTACCGCTTCTACATTGGTTCATACGGGGAAATGCGCCTTGCATACGATAGTAGTCAATGGTCTAACTACGGCGGGCGATGCTACGGTCTACGATGGCGTCGATGCTACGGGAACGGTAATGGCAGTTCTACACCTCGACCCCACCACGTCTATATCCGTTCAGCCGATAACCTTTACCTATGACATAGCGTTTTCGACAGGCATCTATATTGCCTATGACCAGGCTCTAGCGGCTGACCTGACTGTATCTTATATGTAGGAGAAGATATGTCCCAAGATTATGAGCCCTACAACTCTAAATACTGCAAGGAAATAGATTGTCCTCAGAGGCATGGGAATAAATGCCTTGTCGAGAAGTGCATCCACGCCAAAGAGATAAGGTGGTGGACTCAATATAAGGAGCCAAAATGAGCTTTACCTATGACCTTTCAACCGATATAGGCAAGGTGCGCCTCTTAATATCCGACACCGTTGCGCCATCTCATTTTACCGATGAGGAAATTCAGGTATTCCTAACCCTTAACGGTGAGTCGGTCTATCCGGCGGCGGCAGCAGCTCTCGAATCGTGGGCGGCTTCCATTACCGATAGTGCGACCTCAGAGAAGATAGGAGATTACGCCTACTCCAAAAAGAATGTCGATAACAAACTGGCTCTGGCCGACAAGTATAGAACGATTGATGCCTCTACCCCTGTCTTTGAGATTGCTTCTATGGACTTAGTGACTGTCCCAGAAGGCGAACCTATAGAGGAGTCGGAATGAGCTTTGACAGTCTACTTATAAACACCTGCACGGTCAAGAGGTGGGGCACGACAGGCACAGATGCTTATGGCAACCCTACTGGGGCATGGGCTGACCATTTAACAGCCCAGGATTGCCGTCTCATGGCGTCTGGTGGCAGGGAAGTAATGGTTGGCGCTTTATTAGTGATAGCTGACTATAAGCTCTTTATTGCCGATGTGGATATTACCGAGCAGGACAGGGTAGTCATTGACGCTATTACCTACGAAGTCTTACTGGTAGCTCCTCGACAGGACAGCACAGTGGAGCATCACAAGGAATGTTATTTGAGGGTAGTTCGGTAAATTAAAGCTCCTCTAGGTTAATGCCATAGATGTCTTTTACCCAACCCCTGATAGTTCCACCGTAATCGTAAAGCCCATTGTGAGCGGAGACTCTATCGAGGACTACATTGTGAGGTGTCCTGTTAATAGAAGCATCTAAGGAAGTATCATCTTTGCCTAACCCCAAATGTTGTCTTAATGCCCACATAATGTCTAGGGGGTATTTGTTCTTTACCATAATTCACGCTTCTTTTTCTCTATAATACCATGGTATTAGGCAGGTGTCAAGATGAATATAAATATAGACATAGCTTCAAATATAAAAACCCCCGAAGTCTTACGCAAAGTCACTGATGCGGCAGTGAAGGCGGTCAAGGATACTATAAAAGATATTGCTGAAGATGCTGTTAAAGGTTCTCCCCATCTGACAGGTCATAACCGCCGTTCTATTGATTATATGGCTGACGGGCTAAACGGCCAGGTCAATTCTACTTCGGGCTATGGTGGATGGTTAGAAATCGGCACGTCAAAGATGCCCGCCCGCCCTTACTTCAAGCCCGCCCTCGATATGCACTTCACTCAGGACAAGTTCGCTAAGAAGGTAAAGGACAACCTGTAATGAACACTGACAGTAACGCTATCGTCCGTGCGCATTTAGTTGGGCAGGCTACTCTAACAGCAGTAGTCGGGACCAGAATCTATTGTCCTCGACTGCCCGAAAACTGCACTCTGCCAGCTCTGGGCTTCTTTACTAGAGGCGGTGTGGCTAACCCTCATATAGAATCACTCCCCATGCCGAGCATTCAATTTGACTGCTGGGACGATAACCCTATCGGAGCCCGGAAAGTCTATCTCGCGCTCTTTGATGTTCTACAGGGTATCCAGAACGTCAATGTGGTTATCGGAGCAGATACCTATCGGATACTCAGCGCAATTCAAGAGGTCGAAGGGCAGGACTTGGTTGACAATGAGATTCCAAACTACTTTCGAGTCTTGACCTTTTTTCAGATAGCTATTCAAGCAACGCCAATATAAAAAGAGGAGGTTAAAATCATGGCGAATACAATAGCAAACGTGCTTACGGGGGTGGCGACCCTGGCTGTGAGACAGCCGAATGATGCTAGGGCTGAATGGGTTACTACCGCCGAGGGGGAAGTTTATGACGATAATACCTATTCGGTAAGGCTCTACAAGGGGGGATCGGGAAATGACGGCAGCACCCATGTAGAGATAGATGTAACAGCTAGGGCGCTGACCTTTACCCAGATGAATGACGGGTGGGCAACCAGTGGATTCTATCACTTTGACGAAACTACGCTTGCTAACTGGGCTCAAATGGAGTTTAGGTTTGAAGACCCGGATAGCCCCGGCTGGATTGAACTAACAGCCGTCCCGCTGCAAACTGATGCGGGTATTGCTTCTTGGGAAGATTGCCCGATGGCTGACACGACCCCGTCTGGCGTAAGCGGTGAAACCGAATCAGGACTCTCACTGTTTAACTGGGCTCTTGCTAACCTGAGCACACAGATGGCTACTCTCGGCGCTCTCTGCGACGATGCTACCTGTGCGGATTGGGTTCTGACCAGGGTTAGGATTGAGCTTTGGGAAGCTACGCCGGAGAGGACTTCCTATGTTACCGACATTGAAGTTCTTGGCATCACCTATACGACAGAGCCGGGTGGAACTGGCCCAGCTATATCATTGGGCAGTCCATCTACCGACCTGGGTTATACCGAGGACGGCGTAACCCTGACCTATACCGCCGATGAAGCCGATGTCGATGTAGAAGAGGAAACCTTTTCTATCGACCGGGTGATAACTAAGGAAACCCTGGAAGTTACCTGCAACATGGCAGAAAGCTCACTGGCTAATATCGGCAGTGCAATGGCTGGGGCTGCGGTATCCGCTAATATCCTTCGGCTCGGCAATGGCGTCAACAAAACTATGAACCTCAGAATCAAAGGGGTTAATCCCGCCGGCTTTGTCCGCGAGATAATTATACCGAAGGCTACGACTACCGGCGCGGTAGGCATGTCTTATAAGAAGGGCTCGAAAACTATAGTACCCGTAACCTTCAGGGCATTAAAACCTGCCAACGGTATCCCCTGCACTATAGTTGATAACGCTGTGTAAGAAAGGAGCAAATATGGCTGAACGAACAGAGGAGCAAAAGATATTCCACGACCCTATTATGGTCATCTTGGGCGGTAAAGAATATGAAATAAAACCATTGCCCATCAAGGATTCACGGATTTTTAGGCAAAAAGTCTGGGATATTATGATAGAACTCCCGAAGGTAACAGGGGTTCAATCGGATGAAGGCGACAAGTTTGAGGCAGCCTTAAAGTCAATGCTGGTATCTATGCCCGACCAAATAGTCGACCTCTTTTTCTTGTATGCCAGAGAGTTGCCCCGTGAAGATATTGAGGCAATAGCTACGGATTCCGAGATGGCAGTAGCTTGGCAACAGGTGATGTCGATTGCCTTCCCTTTACTACCAGGGCTAGTGACGTCGATGGGGCGGATGGCGCCGCCGGCGGCGCAGTCTCAATAGCCCAAGTATTCGAGATTCTACTGGCCGAATGGCACAAATCCCAAGACTATATCATTTCACACTGGACAGACGAAGAGTTTGTCTTGATGGTAGATAAACTTGTGGAGCGAAGGGAACGGGAACGGGCGATTATGAAGGGCGAGGAATTACCTGAAAAAGTATCCGAGGAAGTCTTATTTAGTAAGGCAGGTATAAAGGTGAAACGTGGCCATTAGTGCGGGCGATGCAATAATAAAGATAGGCGGCGATTCTAGCGATTTAGATGCTGAACTGAAGAAGGTAGACTCTTCGGTCAAGGGAACCACTGACGGTATTTCAGCGAACTTTACGGTGGCCGGAGCTTCTATTATGGCTTTCGGTGTGATTATTACCGCCGTATTGGGTGCTGCCGTCAAACAAGCCGCTGACTTTGAGAAGGGTATGAGAGAAGTCAATACGATGATGCTCCTGTCCGAGCAATCCTTCCATTCTTTTTCGGAAGAGGTAAGAGACTTCGCCTTCCAAATGGGAGTAAGTGCTGTAGCAGCCACAGAAGCCCTTTATCAAGCTATATCTAAGGCTGTGCCAAAAGAAAATGTCATTGAATTTATGACAATCGCTTCACAGGCTGCTATCGGCGGTGTAACGGATACCACAACAGCAGTTAATGGTCTGACTTCAGTCATCAACGCTTTTAAGATACCCCTATCTGAAGTGCAGAATGTGGCGGATGTTTTCTTTATGACTATCTCGAAAGGTGGGACAACTTTTGACGAACTGGCCGCCTCTCTATTCAATGTCGCCCCAATGGCTGCGGCAGCAGGCGTTTCTTTCGAAGAAGTCGCTGCTGCCCTAGCGACTATAACCAAACAGGGTACCCCTACCAATGTAGCCACTACGCAACTCAGACAAGCAATAATGGCAATGACTGCGCCAACCCTCGAACAGCAGAAGAAACTCGAAGCTCTTGGGCTTGAAATGAGCGTTGCGGCTATGGAGACGAACGGGTTAGCAGGACAAATGGATGCCCTGTATGAAGCCACCGGCGGGGATTTGTCGATGCTACGACAACTTATCGGCTCTGTCGAGGGTGTGCAGGCTGTTACTCAGTTAGCAGGTGACAATGCCGCTATGTTCGCCGCCGACCTAGAAGCAATGGGCAATGCGGCTGGGGCTTCGACTGCTGCTTATGAGCAGATGACCAAGAGTTTTTCTGTTCAATTCGATATGATGAAAGAGAGGCTTCTAGGACTTGCTATTATGATGGGCAATGTTCTCTTGCCCCCTCTCACCTGGGTTATCAAGCGGGTCAACGAATTTATCTTGTGGCTTAAAACCCTTAACCCTGTCCTCTTAAAGGTAGTAACTATCGGTCTAGCGGTTGCAGCCACGTTTGCGTTACTGGGTGGCGGGATTATCTTACTAGCTGGATTATCACCTCTGCTTATTAAAGCCTTTGCCTCTCTGAGTGCTATTACCCTCCCAGGACTTATTAAATCTATAAGTAATTTGATTAAAGTGACATGGGCTTTAGTCGCCTCTTACCTTGCCGTTCTAGCTGCCCAGCCCTGGATGTGGGGTATGCTTGTCGCTGGTATAGGTATGATTACCGCAGGAGTTATCTTAGCCCAGCAGTATTCCGATAAAGCTACGGCAGGCTTAGATGATACTGCCAACGCTGCCAATAATGTCTCGGAATCACTAGAAATTGGGCAGGGTGCCCTTTCCAGCTATGCTTCACAAGTTGGTAGTGCTACCTCAGAATTAGGCGATCTCGAATTAGCTACAATGGGAGCTGCCGATGCACAAGGCGCACTGGGCGAGGGAATAAAATCCACAACTTCGGCCATAATTGAGTCCGCTTCTGCTGCCAGGGGACTTGCTCGGGCTCTCGGTGACATTATGGGATATGCTCGGACCTTCCCGGGTGGTATGACTATGGAGGAGCTTGGGGCATTTACTGGGGAAGGGATAGCACCAAGCACGATTACGCAATATGACGAGGCAGGGAATGTCGTTTTTTCTGGGACAGTTGCGGATTGGAATAGAGTTAAGGCGGCACGTGATATTCCTCAATATGAAGTCCCGCAGTATCAACACGGCACGATGCTTATGGAACCGACAGCACTATGGGGATTGAGGTCAAAAAGCCTTCTGGGAATTGCGGGAGAAGCAGGCCCCGAGCCAGTAGGCCCCACTCCTCAGAACATGGGACAGACTATCCATAACAACTTCAACATCAAAGAGTTAGTCGTTAGACAGGAGTCAGACATCGACAAAGTAGCCGAGGTTCTTTACCGCAAACAACAGTCAACTTATCGGGGAAGGGGCATAAGCGCATGAGCTGGAGTTTTAAGTATAACAATATAGACCTGAGTACCTATGGGCTAACGCTAGTAATGAGCGCGACATCTCAGAGTGCCTTGCTCAGCGCCGATCCTGTCCAGCTTCAAGACCGAGAGTATGTTTCAAGTTCACTTTCACCGGCTAAGATTATCATGCTAGAAGTCGTGGTCAAGGCAGCAAGCACAGCTACATTACTTAGTTACATCGACAGTATCAAGAGGATATGTGGTCAGAAGGAAGCAGGGCAGCTTGTACTTGATATTCTCGATGACAGGTATTGGACAGCTAGGTTTATGAGCCTTAACGGGCAACTGATAAGCCCGTATGCCTTTAGAGGAGAGATAACCTTTAGCGCCGATGACCCCTTAGCCTATGACGTCAATACGACTACCAGTGGTCCCCATTCTATAACGAGTGGCGATATAACCTTTGATGTTGTAGTGGGCGGGACTGCCTATGCAAAGCCTGTCTATACCCTAACTGCCGGCGATGCCCTGACCAGTATCGCTCTCAAGGTCAAGAATACCGATACTACAGAGGAGTTCTCCTGGGGTACTGGTGTGGCGGGCGATGATGTAGGCAACGGACACCTTTTCGTTATAGACAGTAGCCTTTGGTATGCGACCAACAATGCTGTATCGGCTATGGCTAAGGTGACTGGACAGTTCCCCCGCTTGATACCAGGGGCTACCAACCATATCAAGGTTACGGACTTCTGGGACACTAACCCAGGGGTATTAAATATAGTTTACCGGGCAGCATATCTATAAAAAACAGGAGGTAAAAGGAAATGGCGAATGCACTTTACGGTTTAGGACGGGGGCACTTTTTAGACGGGGACATAGACTGGACAACTAATGACATCGAGATTTGTTTTATGGACTCGGCTGACTACACGCTGAACATTGACACCGATGAGGACCAGGTAGACCTTACGGATGCGGGTATCGTGGCCACAGCCGGCGCAGGGTTTCTAGCAACAAAGACTTCGACACTCGGCGTTGCGGATGCGGACGATAACACTATCGCAACCGTAGCTGGCGACCAGTTCGAGTATATCGTTATCTACATGGATAGCGGTACTGATGCAACGAGCTGGCTAATCGCCTGCATTGACACGGCAACCGGCCTACCCTGCACTCCCAACGGCGGCGATATTACCGTTGCCTGGGATGCCGGCGCTAACAAAATCTTTAAGTTATAAGGAGCAAAAAAATGGCTGATAATGGCAACAAAGCACCCGAAATTATTATCCCTAAAATCAGGACAATGCGAATCGGGCACGACAAGACGGATGTGATATGGCAGATAGGGACCGATAAAACTCAGCGCCTACCCTGGGAAGCTGCTATCTACTTCTCTAAAGCAATAATGGCGCAAGCTCGGAATATAGAAGAGATAATCAAGCACGAACAGGTAATCAGCGACCAGTCCTTTCTTATGAGCCAAAACTTCCCCCTCGCTCTAAGCACTAACAAAGACATCATCGAAGAAGCCCACAAAGAAGCCCGTTATGAGAAGCATAAAAAGGTTCCGTTAAAGGGCATCCCGTCTGAAGAAAAGGTCGGAACGCCCTCGCTAATACAGCACCCACCGAAGAAGGAGGTTAAAAACAATGGCAAAGACTAATTATGAGGATATGAGCTATCAGGAACTGGTGGCGGAGAAGCAGAACATAACCGCTCAGGTAGAGGAACTCAGGGGCATTGCTAAGGAAATCGCCCGTCTTATGGAAGCCAAACAGGGCGACCAAAAGTTGCAGGCTATGGCTGATAAACTCTCCCCGGAAGATAAGGCTGCGCTCAAAGATAAACTCTAATAAGGAGCATTGATGCAGGCTAAATTCGTTGGCACACATATTCATAAAGACTGCCTCAAAGCGGGGATAGATAATGGCTGATACAGGAGCTACATACCCAGGGACAGCGGCAACCCAGTCGGTTCTTCCCGAAGATGACCGAGATTGGACTGACGCCGATAGAATAAAGGCTGATGATGGGAGTTATGCTCAGACCTACTCTGTCAAAGCCAATCAATACACTTTCCGCCTAAAAGCGACCAACTTCGGCTTTAGCCTGCCTGCTGAAGCAACTATTGACGGTATTCTAGTTGAGATAAACAGATTAGAAGGTGGCTCAGCACACGATGTTTTTGATTATCGTGTCCAATTACTTGATGCCGCTGGTGCTTTAGTCGGAGATAACAAGAAAAATGCAGATGAATGGTCAACCTCCGAAGAAAACATAAGTTATGGTGGAGCATTAGACACTTGGGGGGCTACTCCCACAAAGGCAATGGTTGAGGATGCTGATTTTGGGGTAGTTCTATCCGTAACAATAGGGGGAGCTTATGGAGCAGCAAATGTAGACTTCATCCGTATGACTGTCTACTATCCTGAGGGGGTAGAAGCACAAACAATCACCCTCGATGCTGGTATAGCTTCTGCGGAAGCCTTTGGCGGTTCAAAAGTCAACCTCTGGACACATCCCTCTGGGGTAGCATCCGTTGAAGCGTTCGGAACTCCTATCGCCACTGGCCCCCTAATCGCCTCTGGTATCACTTCTTTAGAGGCATTCGGGACTTCGCAGGTAAACCTTAAACTCATAGCACAGGCTATAGCTTCCCTTGAGGCTTTCGGCACAGCACAGCTTAACTATATCCTTTCTTTAACAGGGATAGCCTCAACGGAAGCCTTCGGAACGGCTAGTGTCGACTTTACTTTATCTCCAAGTGGCATAGCATCATTAGAAGCTCTAGGCAGTCCCGTCATAGGTGGAGCAATAATCGCTCAGGGCATAGCAACGGGTGAAGCCTTCGGCACAGCGAAAGTCAGCTTTATCATATATCCTTCAGGTATAACCTCTTTAGAAGCATTTGGAAGCCCTCTAATTAGTCATTTCTTGATTATTCTCCCCGATGCTATCAGTTCAGAAGAGGCTTTTGGGACTCCTATCATCACCGGCCCGATTATCGCCGTAGCCATAGAGTCGGCTGAAGCAGTAGGTGAGCCTCAACTTAACCTAATCATCTTCCCTTCGGGCATAACCAGCGAAGAGGCTATCGGCATACTAAGCGTTAATCAGCACATAGTAGCTCAGGCTATAGCCAGTGCCGAGGCTCTAGGGACTCCGATAGTCGCAGGGCCTATTAGTGTAACAGGGATTGCATCGGCTGAGGCTCTAGGAACGCCTCAAATAAACATAGTTGTCTTCCCCCCCGGTGTAACTTCGGCTGAAGATTTCGGTGCGGCGATTGTAGCAGGGCCGATAACGACCACTGGCATATCGTCTGAGGAAGCCTTCGGGACTCCCAAGCTCAATTATTTCATATTGGCTTCGGGGATAGTAACGGCTGAGGCCTTCGGGACTCTGATTATAGCGGGGCCGATTATAGCTCAGGGCATAGCAAGCGGAGAATCCTTTGGTGTCCTGAAACTGAATTTTATCGTATATCCTTCAGGTGTATCATCAGGCGAAGCGTTTGGGACGGCGAGTATAAACCTAGTCATTGAGCCTGTAGCCATTGCAACGGGTGAAGCCTTCGGCATACCCCAACTTAACTTTATCCTATTCCCGTCAAGTATAACTTCCCTTGAAGGATTCGGGACACCGATTATAGCGGGGCCGATTATTGCTTCTAGTATTGCATCTGAGGAGGCTTTCGGGACTCCCCAACTAAACTTTATCATCTATCCTGTGAGCATAGCATCCGAAGAGGCTTTCGGCACTCCCACAGTCAAGTTTGTTATCATCGCTCCCCCGGGGTTGCCTTACATTGTTGAACTTCACAACAGCGCAGGTGAGTTAGTGGCTATCCTCGAAACCGCCTACGGCGTATCTTTAGCTGAGGCCATCAATGAGGCTCCGATATTGGAGTTCGCCGTTCCTGGAGACGAAGATAAGGTAAGCGGTATCAGTCGCTTCTATGAGTTCTGGTTGAGAGATTATGAGACCGGCACAGTGATTAAGAAGTTCCTGCTCTATCTTGAACGGGACATCAGGGAATGATAAGAAATGCTGGACAAATAAGGGGCATTGATGCAGGCTAGATTTACTGGCGCACACATACATAAAGACTGCCTCAAGGTAGGGATAGCCTTTTACCCCTCTGAGAGCGACAAGAGCTATGCCGTTCAACATATCCTCCAGCCTGTAATCCCTGATACTGGCATACCCGGAGGATTAGAGGGCGAGGATTATAGTGCTTGGCTTGATAGCTTGCCGAAGGTATGGGTAACTAACCCTGCCTTTACCCATTTTATCAAGATAGACCCTAGCTTCACCAAGACCCAACTAGAGCAGGAAATCCAGAGAATATTCACCCCCGACATTCTGACCAGTGCCGATGCCTTCCTATCTGACCGTAGTGCGACCCACCGCCAGAACTTTAGCCGTTATCGCAAGATGATGGCGGATAAGGAGAGGCTCGGAAACGGCTTAATCCTGCCTAAAGGCTACAATGCTCAAGGCTTAATCACCGCAGCTAATAACAAGTTTAAGAGCTTGGGTGATGAGCTTGATGGCAAGGGCAGGATACTAGACATTAAGCCTGGCACTATTACTATTGGGGCGGCGGCTACTGACAGAGGGGACAATGTCACAATATCAAATTTTACTTGTGTGGAGAAAGAGGGCTCAGCAGACGGTGATGGGGAGATAACCTCTTATGAGATTTTTCTCTACTCGTATTATGATGGGGAGGACGTCTGGCTTGGCACCTACTCGGCAAGCGGGAATGTTCTGACCTGCCGAGACTCCGAAAGTATCGGAGTTATTACTGCAGGGAGCAAACAGACTGGCTCTGGATTACATATAACCGTAGAAACTGGGGATTATTTTGGGAGCTTTGACAAAAGAGAGTCTGGCTCCACAGTTATTGAGGCAGACTCATCTGGGGGCAGCGGTCTATGGACTTTTTCGGGCGAATGTATTGACCCCTCTGATTCAGAGACATTCGGTTCCGCTGCGGGATACACTATCTCCCTCTATGGGGAGGGGGCGGCGGCGGCGCTAACAATAACAGATGCAGGTGGTATAGCCTCTGCTGAAGCCTTTGGCGGCTCTCAAGTCAATCTCTGGACTCATCCCTCTGGAGTAGCATCAGTTGAAGCCTTCGGAAATGCTATCACCACCGGCCCTATAATCACTACTGGTATATCTTCCTCAGAAGCCTTTGAAAGCCCAAAGGTAAACCTTAAAATCCTGGCATCGGCCATAGCTTCCCTTGAGGCTTTCGGCGCAGCACAGTTAAACTATATCCTTTCTATGACAGGGATAGCTTCTTTAGAGGCCTTTGGAACTCCAATCGTTTCAGGCCCGATTATAGCCGTAGGGATTACTTCGGATGAGGCATTCGGCACTCCCCAAATCAACCTCATAGTATTCCCTTCGGGGATAACCAGCGAAGAGGCTGTTGGAGCGCTCCAAGTCAATCTGAATATATTAGCCCAGGCTATCGCTAGTGCTGAGGCGTTCGGCGCTCCTATCATAGCAGGGCCGATTTCAGTTTCAGGGATTGCCTCTTTAGAAGCGTTTGGCACAGCACAGCTTAACTTTATTGTATATCCTTCGGGCATTGCATCGGCTGAAGCGTTTGGAACGGCAAGCGTAAACTTGGTCATTAAGCCCGTAGCCATAGCGACAGCGGAAGCCTTCGGAACGCCCCAAGTCAACTTTATCCTGTTGCCGTCTAGTATCACTTCGTTGGAGGCATTTGGGACGCCGATTATAGCGGGGCCGATAACGGCCACTGGCATACCATCGGCTGAAGCCTTTGGGATGGCTTCGGTCAACTTCATACTCTACCCTCTAGGAATTAGCACAGAGGAAGCCTTTGGGACTCCCACAGTCAAGTTCGTTATCATCGCTCCCCCGGGGCTGCCTTATATCGTCGAACTCCACAACAGCGCGGGGGAACTGGTGGACATTATTGAACGGGCTTACGGCGTATCCTTAACAGAGGCTATTAACGAAGCCCCTATTTTAGAATTCCAAATTCCAGGTGACGAAGATAAACTAGACGACATATCACGTTCTTATGAATTATGGCTTAGGGATTATGAAACGGGCACACTATTAAAGAAATTCCTGCTCTATCTTGAAAGGAAAATCAGGGAATGATAAGAAGACAGATAACGGCTGAAGGTTTAATGAGCCAGTTAGCGGGTGAGTTAATCTCAAGCTATGACTCTACAGGCAAAACTTTGGATACCGTTATCGATGAGCTTTTAGACTTTCAAGAAAATGCTAACCCCATAACGAAGGGGACTATCGAGCCGACTTGGGAGGACTTGTCGGGCTGGATAACTCCTACGGGGCACGATGACCCTTCTGTCGAATGGATACAGGAAACCCTTGCTTATGACGATATAGAAGATTATCAGGGTGCTTTGCGTATAAGTACACCCTCTGCCACTTACACGGGATTTTTACAGTTGACATTTGCAGCAGGTATTCTATGCGACAAGATAAGAATATTGCCCTATACCGTAGGCGGTTCTAGTGCCTATGAATGTGATGTGGATGTTTACTATGATGGGGGATGGCATGGTATCTGGCTTGCAGATGTATCAACCGACCCTTCTAGTTGGAAGGAAATAAGTGTAGGCGACACCAAGATAATTACGGCATTACAGCTTAGATTTTTTAATGATGGTGTCGGTACCCGCAATTTCACTGTCAGGGAAGTAGACTTTTGGGGCGTGGAGGGCGGGAAGCTGGAAGTAACCAATCAGTCTATTCTTTGGGCGCTCCTACAGCTCTACGATATAGTCGGCTCTGGTTTTATCTATGTGGACAATGACCGGGTGCTTCACTGGCTTAACGACATCGGAGAGGATAAGGGGCAACAAATCCGCTACCGTAAAAACCTGCAAGGTATAACTAAGGAAACGAACTGGGGCCAGCTCTGCACTAAATTATACCCTTCCGGCAATGAAGTGCAACTATCCGATATTACCGTATTAAAAGAGACGGCAGACGAATCCTTTGATGGCACATACGGCTATCTAACATTATCAAGCCTCTATTCCTGCTATAACGACTGGACGGCGGCAGGGGATGCCAAGCCGAGCCACGTCTTAGTTTATAAAGACGATGTGATAAATAATGTCTGGCATCAAGGCGCAAATGAACGCACCCTGCGCTGTGCTATAGGAGATTATGATGCAGGCGCAGTCTATACGGTTACTTATGAGAGGGCAGATTACCTGATAGCCTGGGATGTCATCGCTACTTATGGACGGTTGAGCAAGAACTGGAATAATAGGGATATAGGAACGGCAGGGACGCTCCTGGAACTCGGGCGGTCGGAATTGACCAACTCGAAAACCCCGCCAGTTACCTACACTATTCACGCCGCCGATCTGTCTGTATATGACGACTTCGACTTCGAGGCATTGCAACTCGGCTCGATAGTAACGGTTATCGATGAGGAGCTGGGGATAGATGTCTCGGTGCGGGTTACTAAGATAATCAGGCCCAATTTACAAGGGGCACCACAGGATATGCACTTAGAGCTGTCAAATAAGGTCAAGAGTATAGCGGATGCACTGGCTGATATGTACCGGCAGTTCGGTTAAGACGCACCAGGATTGAAATTGGAGGGCTTTAAGATGTCAAGTAATGTAGTAGAGCTTATAAAGTCAGTAATAAGACCCATAGGCTTGTTATTCTGGCTGGTGATAAGAACTCTATGCGCGGCTCAGGGCGTGGAATTAGAGCTATCCCTTATTACTATAGGGCTTGATGCAGCGACCCTTGAATACTTTGGTGAAAGAGCCTATAAGCGCATAAAGGAAACGAAAAATGACACCAACATATCCTAATTGGGAAGCCGTAATTCTATTCTTTGGGTGCTTGTGGATTGTGGCGGGTGTGGTAGTTCTGGTGGCCTGGTTATCACAGAGGCGGAAATGATAACGAAGAATAACCGGCGAATGTGGTATCAGTTCTTTGCGGGGATAATTCTAAGGACTGGGGTCTGGATAATGAAGCTCTGGAAAAAGGTGTTCGATTGAAGTGGATGGCATGGTGCTTTATCGGGGTAATCATAACAGCTATATTTGCGGGGATGTTTTCGTGGTTAGCGCATACGGTATGTGACCTTATAGATAGTCTGAATGAATTGAGAAGGGGGCAGAACGATGAGTGATAACGGCAACGGCGAGAAGAATGGGGTAGGGCGACCCAAAAAGTATCTAACGGTTGATAAGTTCAACGAGTTCCTACATAACGACTTTAAGCACCTGAATCGAAAGGTCAATGCCCAATTTGCTCTACTATTGGCTATCTTCGGAGCTTCTATAGCGAAGTTGTTTCTAGGCTGATGGGCGACATGACATAATAATCTGAAAGCGAATAATAGGTGGGACAATCCCACTTTTTAGATAACCCCCTTTCCCTTCGGGGAGAGGGGGCAGTTTTTTTATTCCCCTTGAATTCTATCTAACTAATCTGTGATTTCTGTGGTCCACAACAATTTCTCGATATCTATAGTAGCTTCATATTCAAACCAGGCATCCTCTATGAGGCTCTCATTTTTGAAGAATAACATATAGCAGCCTTCAGCTATAGATTGAGAATATATTAGAGAATATATTATCAGTACTTGATAGGGAGCATCCTTGTCGCCCGGATAGCTACCCTCTTTAGGTGTGAATTCCCATCTCCCATCGGGAAGCTGGGTAATATTCAGGGCAGGATAGATTATTGTTGCTCTGCTTTTGAATTCAGGTGTCATCAAAGCATAGACTTCGTTAAGCGTCATTCCTTCCTGCACAACTCGTTGTAACTCAACGGAATCCCCGGCAGGGTCAGGAGTACTATTGCAGGATAACGATAATGTCAAGGTTATGAGCAACACTAGAATCAATAATAGCTTTTTCATTTTGCACCCCCTTCATCGGCATTGTAGCATTTTCTTAGCAACAGTCAAGTTTCCAATGAGTTTCCCTGCGAAACTTTTACCCCACGCCTGAAAGGGTATTGACGAAGCTCAACATAGGCGGTATTATATAAGATATGCACTTGACATATCATATAAAAACCTCTGAAACAGAATATAGGCACGAAACTTTGACCTCGCATAACATAATGCGGGGTTTTTCTTTGCTTAACATAACTCCCCCTATTTACTTAAAGGAACTATATAAGTCCCCTTTTGGACGGAATATAGTGGGGCAGGAGGTGAGAAATGCCACAATCATTAGATAAGAAATTCGAGGGACAAGAGCTACCAATGCTCAAGGAAATCAACGAAAAGTTTGGAGGTAATGTTCATGCCACTACGACGATGGAGCACTACGGGGTCAAATGTGATATTGCGTGGGGGAGGTGGGTGGCGAGGAACCTTAAGAGGTTTGATTTCAAGTTTGTGGAAAGACAACGTTGCTCCATTGCCGAGAATCTTATGGCTCCTGATGTGCAGCTTGAGCTTGAGTGTAAAGGAATGTCTCTCCTTCTTAGAGCAGAGGCCAAGATAAAAGCCAGAATTGAACGGCAAAAGAAACGCATTGAAGAAGCATCCCATAGATACTATTTGAGTCAACTGGCGTGGGGAGTTGAAGGGGATTGTGAGTCCTATGATTTGAGGATAAATATATGACCGCCGGAGAAGCAATAACAAAATATCAGAAGGCGAGTAATCCACCCTTAACCGATGCTGACCTAGCTCGATTATGGGGGGTGTTCCCGTCTATCGTATGCCGGATAAAAAGCGGGGACCAGAAGCCCGGGAATCCAACTTGGAATGCCATCCGGTCGAGAACCCCGAAGCTCTTTATCGTACTACAGCAGGTCTATTATGGAGGCGAATAATGGCAGCTCTGCAAGCCTGGTATAAGGGTGGGAACTCAAAAGGGGAGTCAGGTTACTTCCTTGAGTTTGCTTATGATGCCGACATTATCCAGCGATTAAAAGAGTTAATCCCGTTTTCTTTAAGAGAGTGGGATGCTGAGAAAAAGCGGTGGTGGGTAGATGAACGCTGTGAAGTGCCGGTCAATAAAATCTTCCCAGGGTTTATCAATGCAGTAGTAGCGCAAAAGAGGTTGATTTGAAACAGACTGAGCTTAAACGCACCAAAGGATTGACGCGCCAAAAGAGGCTCAACCCCAAGAGCGACAAACAACGGGCCAAAGATGCTCATTGGAACGGAGTCACGGCTGAACGCTGTTATGAGGTCGGTTTTATGTGCTTGTGGTGTGGCCAGCCCGGGCAACGGAATGATAACACTCGCTTTGACTACCTTGATGGCCATCATACCATCAAACGGCGCTATAACGTCCACACAAAAGAAGTCTGCTATCCGGTCCACCGTGCGCCCTGTCACGGTGAGATCGATGACAACAATATCGATGTCAATGAATACCCTAATAGAGAAGCCTGGTTAAGGAGTCGAGAATGAACGCACTAAACCTTAATAAGTATATAGATAGCTCCTCGGAGGCTTATATCATCTATACCCGTGAACGCATAGCTCATGAGTGGGGCGCGATATGCCTTAAAAATACACGCAGCTCGGAGTTCGTGCCGTTAAAATCGTTCATGCAAGTCGAGTCTATCAGCCCGTATGCAAAGCCCTACCCCCTCTATAGTCTGTATGAGAAGTATCCAGAGATTATAAATTAGGAGAACATTATGAAGTGGTGGCTTATTTCGGATGACGACCAAAAAGGAATTGCGGCAGAATTAAAGAAGGCTGGGCTACACGATGCCCTCCATACGCTAGACTCGGGGCTTCACAAGACAGACGCTCCCCCCGCCGATTACCTTATCTGCCCTGAATGTGGAGAGTATAGACCCGATGACGACAGGGTAAAGAACGGAATGAAGTGTGGTCAATGCGCTTATGGAAACCCGTAGCAGGAGAAGTATCCAGAAGTGAGGAATTGAGATGAACTACACAGAAACTATGGACTTGATAGATTTCCTTAATGAGCGGTTTCGGCGAGCAGGAGCAAAGCCGTGGTATCTCTGGGCGGTTGATATGAACTGGAATAAGGTAAAGGGCTGGGCTAAAAGGCTCGGCTATAAAGGAGCAACCCAATGACAGTCCAATGCTCTGAATACAAAGACTGCCCCGATAAGAAGTGTGAACACAAAAAACCACACGACCCGATTTTCACTTGGGTATATGTCGGTGGCAAGGGAGATGTGCCAGATTTTTGCGATAACCAGTCTCATAATTGTGGGCTGCGTTTCCCCTGGATAGAAGTGATATGCCTGCCCGTAGAAGCCGAAACAATATCTGCGACTAATCAAGCAGCCGAGCTAGTGCCGGCGTAAAGGAGCAAGAAATGGAAGACCAAACTGCCCTAACAATTCTAGCCGACCCCGAAATCCAGAAGCTACACGGCGAAGCTATCAAGTTAGAGGACTATGCCAAGAAACGAATTATCAGTAGCAAGGACGACCTGGCCCCGGCGACCAATGACCTGACTATCATATCCCGGTTGAAAAAGGCTTTCGAGGAACGGCGCAAAGAGATATTGACCCCATTGCAGAAAGAGATTAAGGAAATCAACGCCGCCTTCGAGTCCATAACTCTCCCCATTCTCTCTGCCGACAATATCACCCGGGTTAAAATCCTTGAGTTCCAGCACAAAGAGGAAGTGAGGCGGCAAGAGCAAGAGAAGATAAACGCTCTCCGCATGGAAGCCGCCCAAAAGGAAGCGGCTCTTAATAATGGGGAGATAAGCGAATCGGTGAATCTGGTAGAGGTCGCCCCCGAAGTTCCTAAAAGGGTATCTACCGATATGGGGAGTACTGGCATTATGAAAATTAGGAAATATGAAGTTGTAGATTTCGCTCTTCTTCCTGACCAATACAAGATTGCGAATACTAGCTTACTCAACAAAGTGGTGAAAGCAGGGATTCCTTTAATCCCTGGCGTGAAGATATATACAGAAGATACTTTGAGGGTGACTACAAAATAATGCCTGAAATAGGTATGAAAAGAAGGGGAAGGGAAATCGGGAAAAATCCGGCTTCACATATATTTGTCTGGTTAGCTTGTGAGGATTGCGGTAAAGAACGCTGGGTGGATATTTATAAAGGTAACCCTCTTTGTTTGAAATGCGCCCATAAGGGTACTCGCAATGGTCGCTGGAAGAATGGCAAAAGCGAGAGACCGGATGGCTATTTGAGCGTATGTCTTGACTCTACTGATTTCTTCTATCCGATGGCAAATCCAAGGGGTCGTGTACTGGAACATCGCCTAGTAATGGCAAGGCACTTGGGTCGCTGCTTGAATGTATCGGAAGTAGTACATCACAAAAATGGGGACAGAAGAGATAACCATTTAAGCAATTTAGAAATTCTCTCACAATCTGAACACATGAAAAAACATATGGGAGGAGCCGACCTTGGTAGTCAAGGCTAGATAAGGAGCAGAAATAATGGACAATATAACCAGTATCAGAGGACATAAGACCCAGCGTTTCGGTAGGCGGTTCGGGTTAAGCACTATCCACCCGGTAGAAGATTTCAAGGTGACTATCGAATTGAGCCGCGATGACCTAGCGATTGCCAAACGCCGCGCGGGGAATGATGACCCTGCCCCTTACCTGGTCGGCCTGCTGCACTTCGAGCTTAACCGTAATCATCATCGGAAAGGGGGAGGTTGATATGAAAGGAATAGAAATCACAGTCATTAAGGACAACGGGGATAAGGTAACGGCGGGCTTCTATGAGCCCTGGCAGCATTCGGACACTTTAACCACCAATGCCAACGGAAACGAAACCTTAGCGGGGATTCTTATGGACGGGCTCGCACCCCTTAAAGAAAAGGCAGACCGGGCAGAAAGGAGAAGTGATAACTGATGGGCGAAATATATATGACCTGTGGGCATAAAGCTGAGGGCGATGAATGGATGGAGGACTATTATTGGAAAGAGTGGGATGGCAGTTTGAGTCATGGAAACCTCTGCCCCAAATGCATTCCTGTTTATCGGGCTATCAAAGCAGACTCTTGGGAACAAGCCGAGGAATTGCTTAAAGATGACCCTGGCGTTACCCTTCAAGATATTTGTGCCAGTTTTGAGGGGGCAAAGCGTAGAACCGAAATCATTGATGGAATACCCTTTGATATTGTGGAAATCCCGCCTAAAGAAGAAGCCAGGAAGGAGACAGAATAATGACAACTGAAAAAGACAAGGGAACTAACAAACGGCTAACACTAGAAATCACGGAGGTATTAGAGCCTAAAGACATCGGCAAGGACAAGCCCTTTATGATGCTGGAGTTCAAGGCGAAGGGGGAGGACGGAGATAAGGAACTGAGTTATAAGGCTTTCAGCTCTAAACTCTTTGAGCCTATCCAGACCAGCACTTCAATCGACTGCGACATCAATATCACCACCAAGACAGTCGAGGGGCAGGACGGCCCATTCACCTACACCAACCGCAAAGTGACCCAGATATATGTTGACGGCCAGCCGGTCAATGTCCGGCAGTCGAGCGGATATGGCGGCAAGGATTACAAGTCCGACCCCGATACCAGAGCCAGTATAGAAGCCCAAAAAGCCTCGGACTTGGTAATGACTGCTTACACTCAGTTACGGATTGCTGGATTGCCTATGATGCCCATAGGACTAGAGGCAGCTTGGGAACGTGCCTTAGACTGGTGTAACGACCATATACCTTCACGTGGTGAAGCCCCCAAAGCCCCCCAGACCACACCACAGCCACGACAGGCCGAAGTAAAGGAACAATCCGATGTAACGGGCACGGCCAAACTAATAGAGGCTGTATGTGCCGCCAAAAAATTTAAGACCCCAAAGACTGCTAGAACCTGGCTCACCAATGTATGCAGGATAGAGTCTGACCGGATAGACACCGAGCCCGACAAGGTATTAGCAGAAGTAGAGCCATATTTTTAGGAGGTGAAGATATAAGTCATAAAGGAGCTAATCTAAAAGAGGAGGGAGAATGTGATAAAACTAGGCGATTTTGCGAGGGACGAAATTACAGGCTTTGAAGGGGTTGTGATTGCGAGGGCGGAATATCTTAATGGCTGCATAAGCTATCATATACAACCCGAAGAACTTAAAGATGGCTCTCCTATAGAAGCCCAGTGGTTTGACGAACAACGTCTCTCTACAGAAAGTGAAGCAACGGCAGGTGGCCCCCAGTGTCGCCCGCCAGAGTTGCATCCTTAAAGGAGGATATATGTTCGGAAGTAATAATAGTTTCATAGACTGGATTAAGGAACACGGGAAGGCAGGGATAGTAGGTTTCTTGCTCGTGGCTCTGGCGGCTTGTGGGGTAGGGTTTCCGATGAATGCCATAGACAATACGAATGAAGCCCAAGCCCTAGAGATTGCCGCCCTTCAGGAGCAGGTGGGTATCAACGCTGAGGGTGTTGCCGCCAACGCAGAAGGACTTGTAATTCTAGCAAACCAACTCGGTGCTCACCTAATAGCCTATGCCACCTATACCGAGAACACCGATGCCGCCATTGCTATCATTCAAGCTGATATTCTGGCGATTGATGCTTGGATGACCAAGTTTTACAATACTGATACGGCGGCACTGGGCGAATGGCAAGAGTTTATGGCGGTCTGGGATGCCTTCTATGATGAGGGCTTTGACTCACACGGGGTAGCTATCGGAGAGTTCCAGCGAACCACGGACCAACTCTACGCCGTCAACACCGCTTACTCGACTTGGTGGGCTGGTATCAACGCAAGGTTAGCGGCTCTTGAAGCTGCGCCGTAAATCTAAAGAAGGAGGAAATATGATAGAAGTTAAACCCAAATATCTCGCAATGCCACTATCAGAGGAGCAGGGGTTAGAACTCCGGCTCCCCCGCCGAGGCAAGGAAATTCTGGGCTTCCAGCTTTACTATGACGGGGATGTAACAAAGGCGAATGGGAAACTCAAAGACGCCTCGAAGCCCCAGCGTGTATTCCTGAATGAGCTGGAGCCATTGGTCGGCCCGGTCAACACCAACCCTGCCGCCTTCGTGGAGCTATTTACTGCTATTGAGAAGCTCCAAAGCGGGAAGAAGTAATCCCTTGACTCTGCCCTTTAGCTTCGGTTAGAGGGCAGGAATGAAGGGACTACGAGGGATAGATGCTTAAAACTAAAAGAGTGCCGACAGCCTTAGAGGTTACTGAATGTCCGCATCTCTGGAAGCACTACGAGAATGATGGCTCTGGATGGTGGTATTGTATGAACCCTAACTGTGGAGCTACAGGTATAGATATAAAGTCAGTAACCTTCTTTGAAGATAGGCGAAGCTCCAAATACAAAGCTACCCTATCAAGGGCAGGTGTCAAGGGCAGGGCAGCAGCGACTAAGGCTATCAGGGCGAGGAAAAATGGTAACGGAACAGGGGGGAGAGAATGAGAATATTAGGGGTAACAGAGAAGTGGCCGAAGCTCCAATTAAATAAGCCACTAGAGGAACGGGGCTTGTTTACCACCTTCCGCTTTGAGCGCAAGGATAGGGATTGGGAAGTAGAGGAATTAGCACAGCTTGTTTATAAGCCTCGGTCAAAACAGCGTGAAGTTTTAGGCGTGGTAAGAATAATCCGCAAACAACCCAAAGACCTTAACAAGCATTGGCAGTATTATCCCTGGCCGGCTAGTCCCAATACTTCCGATATGGTTACTCTTGCCGAAGCTGCCGAGGATGGATTTATAAGGATGCACGGCGGGGGAGATATTGAAAAGATGCACCGATTTTTCATAGACACTTATGGTTATTCCCGATGCCAGAAAGAACGCATAAATAAACTCACATTATATTGGGTGATAAAAGATGGTAACGGCAACCAGGCTCAATAAGGTCGAAGTCAAGCGGGAACTCCGTAATATCCTGGAGAGACATATCGGACGGGATAGTGCGATAACCGGAGAATCTTTAGCGCGGATGGCCGGCCAGAGGAATAGACAGATGAGAGCCATGCTAGAAGATTTAATAGAGGACGGCTTACCGATAGTCAGTACATCCGAACCGCCCGCCGGATACTTCTTAGCCACCAGTCATAAAGAAGCGGAGGAGCATACCGAATCGTTGAATACCCGGGCTCTAGCATTGTTTCACCGGCGCAAGAAGGCAGTGGATAATGTGGAAGATTATTGGGAAGAAAATAGACAGGGGAGATTGCTTTGAAACCATATTACTCTGATAGTGCAGTAACCATCTATCACGCTGATTGTCGGGAGATACTGCCTTCCTTACCTGATAACAGCGTGGACTTGGTGCTGACTGACCCGCCGTATGGAGTTACGCAGAACGATAACGATATAGCGATTGACCTGTCACCGTTTCTTATATACCCTGCGGTAATTTTCTCACAGCAACCCTACACAACGGATTTAGTAAGCCAGCATAGGAGTCTATTCAAATATGATTTAGTTTGGGATAAGGTCCTAACCTCTGGTTTCCTTAATGCCAATCGTATGCCGCTACGCAGGCACGAAATTATTTTAATATTCGGGGAGGTTGTGTATCACCCACAAAAAACTATCGGGCAAAAAAGTCATAGTGTAGGTAAAACAAAAATACACAAACAAAATAATTATGGGGATTGTGGGCGTGTTGACAATGCAGACCTTCTTGGTGATATGAAGCATCCAACAAGTATCTTGAAATTTGCCAAGTCCCACCCATCAGTTGCTTTACATAGGACAGAAAAGCCCACTGAGTTAATCGAATGGCTTATTAAAACCTATTCTGATGAGGGCGACTTAATCCTAGACCCCTTTCTAGGTTCAGGGACAACGGCCTACTGTGCCAAGAAGCTCAATCGCAAGTGCATAGGGATAGAGATAGAGGAGAAGTATTGCGAGATTGCGGCGAATCGGTGCAGGCAGAGCGTGATGGAGCTAAATCTATGAAGTGTCCCAAGTGCGGAAGGACAGCGGTCAAAGTAAAGTGGGAGCCCCCGGAGGGGATGGATAAGAGACTAGTTCAATACAAGTGCCTTAGCGGTCATATCTTTTATAGAACGGAGAGAAAACGTGCCGAGAATAAGAAGCGTTAAGCCTCAATTCTGGCTGGACGAAAATCTGGGGAAGATACCCCGGGATGCCCGCCTGCTCTACATCGGCCTCTGGAACCTCTCAGATGATCAGGGCGTGTTTGAGTGGAGACCAGCCCGCATAAAGATTCAATTATTCCCTTATGACGATGATATTTCAGCCGCCGATATTGAGAAGTGGCTTGGTCTTCTAGTGGGGTCTAAAGATATAGCTAAGTTTGAATATAGCGGTCATGCCTTCGGTTATATCAAGAGCTTCCTGGAACACCAAGAGATTAAAAAGCCGAGCAAATGGACTTTCGCCCCTATCCCCCACCAGTTACTAACAGTGGGAGAGGAGTTACCCACTAGTAACCCACCAGTACCCGTAGGGAGTAGGGGGGAGGGGAGTAGGTTAAAAGGAGTAGGGAGTAAGGAAACTATAACTACTACCGAATCGTTATCATCGTTAATCAAGATATGGGAACAGGAGAAATTCGGGGAGCTGACCCCTCTGATAGAAAGCGAACTACAGGCTTCCTTAAAAGAATTCGGCGCCGATAAGCTCAAGAAAGCCCTCGAGATTGCAGTCCGCGCCGGTAAACGAAACTGGAGCTATGTTGCGGGGATACTACTCAACTGGAGAAGCGGCCGGAAAAAGGGAGAAGCCGACCCCGATAAATTTGTTAAGCAAAAATACGGTGATATAGTTTGTCGAACGGCGCAGGACCTGGAAAAGAGGAAGCAACTACGGAAAGAAAGGACGGAAGAATGACACCGGAAGAACGGGAGAAGGCATTAACAGAGGCATGGCGCCGACTCTGCGCTTATTGTGATAGGCCGAAGGTACGGCCCTGTATGTTAGAGCCGCTTACTGAGGATGGTCGAGACTGTCCATATTTCAAGGGGGAGAAACCAGAATGACAACTTTAAGAGAAGCTGACATCAAGCGCGCGGTGGATGATTTCCTCACCTATCAACAAAACTTGGGCAAACTGGTATTCCTGCGGTTGAACTCTGGGGACTTCATAGAGACTAGAGGAGAGACACGGAGACGCATAAGGGGCTGCCCCAAAGGAACGGCTGACTATCTGGTGTTACATGAGGGAGGGGAGTTATTCGCTACAGATAAACTCTTTGCGTGTATGTGCGTATTCATAGAGATTAAATCCCCCGCCGGTAAACAGTCTAAAGAGCAAAAGGAATTCCAGGCTCTAGTTGAAGCTCAGGGGGCCGAGTATCACATTGTTAGAAGTGTCTCGGAATTAGAACGGATACTTTAAGGGAGGTCAATGATATGGTAGAGAATGAGCAACCGACAGAGGAACAGCTAAAGAAGTTTTGGGAGTGGTGCGGATTAGAGCGGCCACCCAAAAGCTGCAAAGAGCGGAATCATATGGTTGTAAGAAAAGGGGGCTATCCCTTTTGTCAACCTGTGGAGTTAGACCTCAACAATCTATTCAAGTATGCTGTGCCGAAGCTAGGTGAATGGTCTATAGAATTTAGGCTTAATTTGGCTGAGTTAGTAGAATGTATTATCACAAAGAAAGTGCACCATAATGATGCTACAGATATGCTTTCCTGCCATCCAACTTGGAGAATTGTGGGTGAAGGTAAAGATAAAGACCCTGCCCTAGCTCTATTCTGGGCAATCTATAAAGTAACGGAGGCTGAAGATGGTAAATAAGAAGCAACCCACCGAGCAACCGACATATACCTTAACCTGTGTAAAGTGTGGGGAGATTTTCTACGATGAGGATGGATTTCTTGACCCGATGTTATGCCCGAAGTGTAGAGCCGGGCAACCAGAGGGGCTGACAGAGAAACTACTAAAGCAAATAATCATCAAATACTGTGATGCCCAATTTGACTTTACAAAAGGGCAGGCTTGGTTGGAAATAGATTATCGTTCTATGCTGCAAGAACTCCTCGCCAAGCTCCACACTCTCGGCTACGGACAGGTCAAGGCAGGGGGGGAATTAAAGAAAGAGTTAAACAAGATTTTTGACGCCTGCTACTCAAGGTCAAACCCAAGCTACCCCGACCTCAAAATATTCCAACGTCAAAAGGCTCTGAATGAAATTATCGTTTTGCTATCTGGCTATAAATCCCCACAAGAAGTAGAGGACTTAATATGGACGATTAAACGAGGAGGCTCAAATGAAGGATAAACCGACACCCGAACTGACACCCCCGGAGAAGATAAGGGAGGCGGTGGCAGTATTTTTAGAGGATTTCGGGGCTGACATTGTTACAATTCACTACGAGAATCCGATTAACCATCCTGTAGAAAGGTCTGAAGCATTTGAACGGCTGAGAGGTGCTGGGGTATCTTTACTCCTCTCCAAACTCTCTAAACTTGGGGTAGTGAGGCTGGCTGATGACCAAACACCGCCCGAACTACAAGATAAGACTCGCTACGGTAGCTATTTTATACTGGACGGGGCATACAAAAATGCTGGTTTCCGCAAGGTAGAAACTCTTAAAGGGCTACTAGTAAAGGAGGGGTGAGAGATGCGATATTCATTAAGTTTTGACCTTGAATATATGACATATCCTGCTTTTTACTTTCGCTTCCATAAGAAAATACAATTTGGGCGGAGAACTACTCTCCGCTTCTGGAGATTTGCAGTGGTAATAAAATGGGAAGTTCGTTGAGGAGGCGCACCAATGAAGCTGACACGGATAACGGATGAGGAGATAGAAAACGATGTATATGAGCCGAAGCTAGTAAGAGGAACGCCGCCAGAGGCCTTGCTAGAATATGCCCGAAATGTCGCTACAGCTCAATGGTTTCGAGACGAAGCCCAGATACCAGCTATTGAATGGGATGAGAGGGAGAGGGAACGGGAACGGACAGCAAAATGGGCGGAGGAGAGGGGGATATGCCCCAAGCTCGCTGGTGATACTTGCCCCGTAGATGGGACTTGCCTTGATTGTTGGAATGAAGCCCTCAAGTCCGAGCTACCGGGGGATAAAATAAATAAGGAGGGAGAATGATGGCTTATAAATATGTGAAAGCGGTTTGTTTATTTTGTGATGCTACTGTGGAGGGGGCAGAGGAATTTATGCTTGGCGGAAAACGCTTTGACCACAAGGGAGGCCGTCCCGAAAGGTGGCTTAAAGAAAAACCAGAGCATAAATGGGCGTGGAATGGGATAACCTCAAGGTGCGAAGATGGCAGGGAACGGCAAGCTGACTTTTACCTATGCCCCGAACACCAATCGGATGATGATTACGACAAGGCTTTTAGCTGGGCAGAGGAACATAGCAAGAGGATGCCGCTGATTAAATCTTAGTGGGCGTGGCTGCCCATAATGGAGGGAGAGAAAAGATGAGCAAAAAAGATATTAGGGAATTTATAGAATATATTGAGGAGTTCGTGCCAATCCAAAAATACCAACCGCCGAAGCGTTCCAAGATAGGTATGCTTATTATCCCTGAATTTACGATTGAAGATTGGAGGCACTTGAAAGAAACGGGTGATTGGAGAACTTTAAGGAAGCGGGATGAACAAGCCTATAAAGAAGCGCTCGAACCAAAGTCCCACTGCCCATAATGGAGGTGCAAGGATGACAAGATTTTTAACTAGACTAAAAAGTGTGTTCCGTAAGCAGCCAGTCCCTGAACGGTATGCTATTTCTTATGCTCTGAAGCCAGAACATGAGGAGCATTTTTTCTCTCAGGTTGAATGGCATACAGCTTCTGAGTTAAGCCTCTATGAAAGCAAGTATAGAACAATACCTACGAATGGGATAATGAAAAACTTTTGTCTTATGAAATCAACCGCTCTGGGAGACGAAACTATACAGCTAAAGGGTGAAGTGCTTGTTACCGCTGGCGACCTCCTGGAGATTAACTGGTATTCGGGTGAAGTAAAAGTGTGGAAACCTACGGAGAAAACACTAAAGAGGATTGCGTGTGCCCACTGAATAAGGAGAGGATGAATGCCGGCTAGACCTGAAATAAAACTAACTGAAAAAGAGCGCAACCTTATTGAGTTTTGTCGTCAAATAGGCTATGCTGAAATAGTAGTATGCCTTGAACAGGGGCAACCAGTGAGGATTAAAGAAGGTATCAAAAGCACCAAGCTCTAAATAGGGCCTGACGGAACAACCGAAGGCGACAAGTAACGGGAAACCGTGAAAGTCGCTTTTTTTATTGTAAAGACGGTATGGGCAGACAAAAACGAGAGCAGAGACAACGGATTCGGGAAGGTATAGAAACCCCCCGCAGTATCGCTAACCCCAAAATTCGGCGCCAGGCTCTATTCCGGTGTAAGACCTGTAAACATATCGTAACTGAAAGCGGCCTCGAGCATCATAAAGAGGAGTGTAGGACCAATGGCTTTATTCCCACTCGCTAACTGTCTATCCCACGAAAAGAAGGTGAAGCTGCTAGAGCTGTGTGGTGAGACCGGCGGCGATGTCAAGGAATTGGAGCGGAAGATAAACGAAGCAGAGGAAAACTGGGGCCGAAAACCCCATGTCCAATATGCCATCAAAGAACCTAGCCCCGATGCCCCTATGGAAAACACAGAGGAGATTGGAAAACTTATAAGGATTCCGAGTAAGTGGAGGAAACGGCCAGGGTGAAACCTAGACTTTTAGATTTATTCTGCGGTGCCGGCGGGGCTTCTATGGGCTATCACCGCGCAGGCTTTGAGGTCGTGGGGGTGGACATCAAGCCCCAGCCCCATTATCCGTTTGAGTTTCACCAGGCGGATGCGCTGGAGTTTCCCCTTGAGGGCTACGATGCCTACCACGCCAGTCCACCGTGTCAGGCTTATTCTATGAATCTTCAGGGGTTGGTTTCCGAAGGGAAATATCCTATGCTGATTGATGCTGTCAAAGATAGGTTGCAAGGGAAAGTGTGGATTATTGAAAATGTTGTGGGCGCACCTATCCCACAAAACCCGACACTCTTTGG